CTTGACATTTATGCTGAAGAATCTACAACAGTAGATCAAAATGGATATATGTTACAAATATATTCAGAGTCGAAAAGAATAAAGTCAATATTGGCTGATCTATTTAATAATAATTTAGATATAAATACTAACCTTCCAATGTGGACAAGAAACACATGTAAATATGGAGATAATTTTGTTTATTTAAAACTTGATTCTAATAAAGGGGTTACAGGTTGTATGCAATTACCGAATATTGAGATTGAAAGATTAGAGAGAGGGATGAAAGGAAAATCTCAACAAAACGCCGAACAAGATCCTGATCAAAAAGCTTTGAGGTTTACATGGAAAAATAAAGATATGGAATTCGTTACTTGGGAGATGGCTCATTTTAGATTGTTAGGTGACGATAGAAAATTACCTTATGGAACTTCTATGTTAGAAAAGGCGAGAAGGATTTGGAAACAACTGTTATTAGCTGAAGATGCGATGTTGATATATAGAACTTCAAGAGCACCCGAAAGAAGAATATTTAAAATATTTGTTGGTAACATGGATGATCAAGATGTTGAAGCCTATGTAAATAGAGTTGCGAATAAATTCAAAAGAAGTCAAAATGTTGATAGTAAAACAGGCAATGTTGATATGAGATTTAATCAGATGGCGGTTGATCAAGACTACTTCATACCTGTAAGAGATCCTGCGGCACCTAACCCTATTGATACGCTACCAGGTGCTCAAAATCTTTCGGAAATTGCAGATATTGAATATATACAAAAGAAACTTCTTACCGCCCTTAGAGTTCCAAAAGCCTTTTTAGGTTTCGAAAATGTCATAGGAGATGGTAAGAATTTATCTCTACAAGATATTAGATTTGCTAGAACAATTAATAGAATCCAAAAAAGTATGTTACAGGAATTAAATAAAATTGCAATAATTCATTTATTCCTGTTAGGATTTGAAGATGAACTAAATAACTTTACTTTGTCTTTAACAAACCCATCCACTCAAGCTGACCTTTTAAAAATGGATGTATGGAAAGAAAAAATACAGTTATATAGAGATGCGGTTACCGATCCTGGTAGTGGAATTTTACCTGTATCAGCGTCTTGGGCTAAGAAAAATATTTTGGGAATGTCAGATGAAGAAATAAAATTAGATTTACAACAACAAAGAATAGAAAAAGCAGTAGGTGCGGAACTTCAAAATACCGCAACAATAATTACACATACAGGAATTTTTGATAATTTAGATAAATTATACGGTGTAGGACAGACAGGCACCACCGCACCTTCATCCGCACCTCCCCCACCTGATATGGGAGGAGCACCACCACCACCACCACCTCCTGGTGGCGGAGAAGAAGCCCCACCTCCACCTCCTGGCGGACCTGGAGAAATTACTGAAATTAGAAAAGATAATTTAACTATATTATTAGAAACTCAGGATATGATAACTGAAAATGAATATATAGATCTATCTAAAGGAAGAAACTCATTAGGGAAAATAGAAAAAGAATTGAATAAACTATTGAATGATTGATATTTATAAAAAAAAATAATATGGTAAAATTCGGCACACTCAAATCTAAAATTGAAAAAAAATTATTTGAGTCATATACTACAAATACTTTTAGCGAAGAGTTAAAAAATTTTAAAAAATTTGTTCTTTCGAATAAAAAGATTGCATCGATGTATAATCTTTATGATGAAATATCATCAAAAAAAGGTATATCAGAATCAGATTCGAAAGATTATGTTAATGAAATTTTAAATAGAATACAAAGAATAAAAATTACTGAATCCGACATTAAAGAAATTAAAAATTGGACTTCAAAAACTAAAGCAATTAATAGTTACAAAACTATAGATGATTTACTAAATAATGATTTAAGTGTTGAAAAAATTATTTCTTTGAAGAAGAATTTGGCTGAAAGTGTCTCCTCTAGAGAAAAGAAATTAATGTCTGATGTTAATATACCATTAAATTCAATGGTTACTGTTGCCAATCAAACTTTGAAGAAGCATTTTCAATCTTTAAATGAGTCTGAGAAAAAAGAACTTTCAGAAATTTTAAATTTAAGTAAATTAGAATTAGAAAATAATTTTACAAAAGTGAAAAATGAAATCGAATCTAAATTGAAAAATCATCTAAATGAAAATTCAGACGAAAAATCAAATAGTAAGATAAATGAAACTTTAGAGTTTATTAAAACCAGAGAAGTGAATAAAATAGAGTATTATAAATTATATAATTTAAATAAATCACTTTGATTTATTTATTTTCTCTTTATAAATTGCATTTTTAATCTCATTTCTTCTTTTTACTGATTTTTTCGTGTATTCTTTTCTTTCGAATAAAGAACGCATTAAATGAGTTTTTATAACTTTACTCTTTAATAATTTTATTCCCTTTTCAAGATTCTTGGAATTGTCTAAATTTATTATAATCATATTATTATTAATAATAATAAATATTAATTATTATACAACTTTTTTTGATTCATAGTTTTTTTTTGTTAATTTTTAATTAAAATAAACATTATTAATATGAAATTAAATGAAGAAAGGAAAAACTTCCAAATTAAATGGGTTTAAAAATTGCAAAATTCTATATGGCACTGTAGACTCTAAGGATTTCAAAACAATCTACATAAACTTACAAACTTGGGCACAACCAAAAAAAGAAATAGAAAAAACCAATAAAGTTGTATCATTATTAAAAAGAAACTTAAAAAACATAATATCAGAATTCTTAGATGAAAAAGTATTTAAAGAAAATTTTATAGTAGATTTGGATTTAAGACATAGTGGAATTATTTTAGGAAAAAAATCATTTCTAAATTTAGAAATAACATTATTTTTGAATGAAAAGTTCAGTGATTTTAAAAATCCATCTTTAAAGAAAAAGATAGAAGAAGTTTCTAAAAACATTTATCATAATTGTATTTCCTATAATGAAAACTTTAATTTTTCAATTTCAAAAAAGGAAAATTTTATCCTATCAAAATAAACTTCTGAATTAGTTATATTTATATATTAAATATAAATCATGAATAACTACAAAATATTGCAACCTAATGAGGTTGGTAAAGGAATATTAATCGAATGGGACGCTGGATATGTTTCACCAAAGGAATTTAATAATGATAAAATGATAAAAGAATCTAAAGATTTTTTAGATTATTCAAAACCTTTTGAATTTTACGCAGTATTACAAAAGTATAATACACCAAATAGAAATGGTAGAATTTATCCTGAAAAGATTTTAAAAAGAGAGGCAGAAAACTATAAAAAAGCAATAGAAAGAGGAACCTCTCTTTCAGAGTTGAATCACCCTGATTCATCTTTAATCGACTTAGACCGTGTTGCTCACATAATAAACGAGGTATGGTGGGATGGTCATATTTTGATGGGTAAATTAAAATTGTTAACATCTCCGGGTTTTCATGAAAGAGGAATTGTTTCAACAAAAGGAGATCAAGCGGCTAATTTGTTGAGACAAGGTGTTACTTTAGGAATATCTTCAAGAGGGGTTGGGTCTTTGAAAAAAGTAGGAGAACAAAATGAAGTTCAGGATGATTTTGAATTAATATGTTTCGACTTAGTTTCGAGTCCTTCAACTCCAGGAGCTTATCTTTTCTTGAATCCTGAAGATAAAAACAAATATGAAGAAAATCTTGAAGAGGAAAAACGTATGAGGGTGGAAAAAGAATTTTCAGTTTTAGGTAATAAGTCTATTGATTTAATGAAAAAATTAGACGATTATTTAAAAAAATAATTTTATGGAAGAAAAGTATTTTGTTGCAAAAATTCAATATGATTTACCTGATGAAAATACAGGAAAAATTAAAAAAATTAAAGAAGAAAAATTAGTGAAGGGTTATTCTGTTACTGATGTTGAGGCAAAAGTAACAAAGGCATATGAATCTTTCAGTTATGATTGGAGAATTACTTCGGTGGCTGAAAGTAAGATAGACGAGGTTATCGAATAATTGAAATTAATTTTTTTTATAAAAGGGATCTTTACGATCCCTTTTTTTATTTTCAGAATATTTATTAATTGTCGATATACAAAAAAATATTAAAATGAAAACAGTATTTTTTTGGGTTTTGACATATTTATATATTAAAATAATTAAAATTAATGGATCAAAAAAATTCAATCGTAGAAGAAGCATTAATATCTATGCAAAATTTAGAAGATGTTATTGCTGAAAATGCAAAAGGAATACTTGCCTCTACAATGAAGCAAGAAATCAAAGAATTAGTAAAAGAGTCCCTAAACGAACAAGAGACTGATGACACAGATGATTCAGACGTTGAAGACGTTGATGACACAGATGATGTTGATAACACAGATGATGTTGATGACACAGATGATGTTGATGACACAGATGATGTTGATGACACAGATGATGTTGATGACACAGATGTTAGTTATGACGACGAAGACGATGATGATTCTGAAGAAGCTATCGATTTAACAGGTGTATCCGATGAAGAGCTTATCAAAGTTTTTAAAGCTATGAAAGACGAAGACGGTATAATTGTTCAAAAAGATGGCGATACCCTTCATTTGAAAGATGATGGAGAGGACGTAGAATACATGATTAAACTTGGTGAATCAGTAGAAGACGAATTGTATGAAATGGATTCTGATGAAGAAGAACTTCGTACTATGAGTTCTAAAAAAGGTCAAGATTCTAAAGGTATGGATTCCGAATATATGAAAAACATAATTGATAAGGTTTTAGGAACTGAATCAGTTGAAATGGATGAATATTATGAGGATAAAGATCTTGAAGAATCTGAAAAATCATTTGAAGATGAAGTAGGTGAAAACATTTATGAATTATTTTCAGACGATGATGAAGAAGAAACTTTCTATGAAATAGAAACTGATGATCATTCAGGTAAACTACATCATCAAGAAGAAATGGACGAATCTTATGACGAAATGGACGAATCTTATGATGAAATGGATGAGTCTTATGATGAAATGGACGAATCTTATGACGAAATGGATGAGTCTTATGACGAAATGGATGAGTCTTATGATGAAATGGATGAGACTGACAACATCTACGAATCTAAAAAAATGATGATCAAACCAAAAGGTAAAAACTTAGGTAAAGCCAAATTTTCATACAAATCTTCAGCTGGTGGATTTAAAGATCATATGCCACAAGGTACAAGAGGTGTAGGTATGGGTAAAGTAAAACAATCAGTATTTACTAAACCTGCCAAAAAAACCGAAACTAAAGAAGGTTCTTTTAAACCTAAAGGTACCGGAATGGGTAAAGGTCCTAAATTTGAATATGAAACAACTAAAGGTCAAATGAAAAAAGCCGAAACAAAAGAGGCTTCAAGAACTTTAGGTAATGGTAAGAAATGGGGTAGAAATGGTTTAGATAAACCAAGAACATCTCCTAGACATATTCAATTAGAATCTGAATTAATTTCACTGAGAGAAAAAAATGAAGAATACAGAAAAGCTCTAAATATTTTTAGAGAAAAATTAAATGAAGTTGCGGTTTTCAATTCCAATCTCGCATATGCAACAAGATTGTTTACTGAACACACAACTACAAAACAAGAGAAACTAAATATTCTTAAAAGATTCGATAATGTAGAAAATTTAAAAGAATCTAAGTCTCTCTACAAATCAATAAAAAATGAACTTTCAGGTCAAGAAAAAACAACGATCAAAGAATCGATAGAAAATAAGATCGAAAAAGTTCAGCAAACAGGTTCGGTTAATTTAATTGAATCTACTGCATATGAAAATCCTCAATTCTTAAGAATGAAGGATCTCATGTCAAAATTAAAATAAACAAAAAATAAAACAAAAAACAAAATGGGTGCATTATTAGAAAGCGGTCTTGTTGGTAATATTGGTTTAAAACACCTTAAAGTTATCAAAGAAGATACTATTAACAAATGGGATAGATTAGGATTCCTTGAAGGTC